GACACGGGCTTGCCCTTCGCGTCCTTGGTGTTCTTGAGACGGTTCACCCATGTCTGCGCCTGCGAGATGGCGGTCTTGGCGCTGTTGAGGCCCTCGGTGGACGCCGGCTTGACGCCGTACTTGTTGTAGAAGTCGCGTTCGTACTTCGTGGCGGGCAGCACATCCTTGCCCTTGGGGCCCTTGCCCTTGTTGTAGTCGTCGACGATCTTGCGGCGCTCGCTGTCCGGCAGCGCCGCGATCTCCGACTTCTTGCGCCCGGCGAACGGACCGGACGTGTACACCGTGTCGCTCGCGGTGTTCGAGGTCTTCTTCGCGTCGGTGATGATCTTGTTGCGGGCGGTCGGCCCGAGCATCGCCCACTGGTGCGCCGTGTACCCGTACTTCGCCGCCGTGTTCGCCGAAGCGGTGGCGCTCGTCTTTGCGGCCACGGTCGCCGGGTCGTTCGCCGCCGCGGATGCAGCGACCTTCCCGGCGGCGATCGTCTGGTTGCCGGTCAGGGTCTGCAGGGCGAGGACGTTCTTGAACTCGTTCTGACGGCGGGTGTCCCGGAACGTCTGGTTGTAGTCGCCCTCGAGGGTCTTGATGTCGGCGAGCTTCTTCTGGGCGTCCTTGACCTTCCCGGCGGCCTGCGCCTGCGCCGACAGCTTCTGGCCGGGCGCGACGACGTTCGCGAGCGTGTCCGCGTACGTGTTCGCGGCGGCGCCGGTCCCGGCCTGCTGGGCCTGGAAGCTCCCGATGAGCGCCTGTCGGACGGCGGCGGCGTTGGAGGCCATCCCGGACAGGTCCCCGGCTTGCGCCACGCCCTGCTGGGCGGCGCGCTGGGTGGCCTGCTGCTGGAGTTCGGCGCCCTGCTGGCCGGCGAGCCCGGTGATCCCCTGCGCGGTCTGCGCGAGCGCCTGCTGCGCGCCCTGCTGGAAGGCGGCGACGTTGCTCTGGTGCTGCTGGAGCTGCTGGATGTACTGGTTGTAGTAGTCGCCGGTATCCCGGACGGTCTGCTGCGCGGTTCCGATCAGCTGGTTGGCCTGCGTCTCCTGCGGCCCGTACTTCACCGACGTCGCCGCCTGCGCGGCGTGCGCGAGGTCGCGTTCGGTCATCGTCGACCCGGCGGTGATCGGGGCGTTCAGGCGGGTGTTGAGGGCCCGAGACGCCGCCTGCGGCTTGCTCAGGTACTTGGGGTCGAGCTTGGCCCTGAGTCCCGGGTTGGCGAGGGCGCGCTTGAGGAACGCCCGGTCCTTGGCGGCCCGGGCGTTGATGCGGTCAGCGGACGGTGCGGCCACGAGCTCCTCCTGCGTGCTTGGCCATGAACCCGGCGATCAGCTTGTCGCGGGCGGTGATCTGCGTCCTGGTCTGCTTGCCCTTGCCCTTGCGCGGGGGGGCGTGGGCGGGGAGCTTGCCCTTGTTGTCGAAGCCGTGCTTCTTGACCCAGTCGTGACCGAACCGGGCGTTCAGCATCTCCCTTTGCGCCTGGGATCGTGCGGGCATGTTCGTCCTCTAGATCGGGATGGGGGCCAGCTTGCCGCTGGCCGTCGCGTAGTACCACTTGCCGTTCTTGTACGTGGCGGGCTTGCCCTTGTAGGTGCCCTTCTGCCACACCTCGAGCGCGCCCGACGACGCCGGCGCCGCTGCGGGGGCAGGGGCAGGGGCGGAGGCTGCCGCGGCCACCGAGGCGGCAGGGTCGTACAAGGGGTTGGTCTGGAAGCGACTGAGACGGTCCCCGGCTGCTATCCCGACGTTCGTCTCGTAGTTCGTCTTGGCCGTCGTGCCCTGCGTCGTGTTGTCGATCAGGAACTTCGTCAGGGACTTCGTCAGCGTGTCCTCGCCCTGCAGCTGGTTGCGGTTGATGAGGTCCTGGGAGTTCTGGAACGCCCCCGAGTAGAGCTGGCCCCCGGCGCCCATGGACTGCCCGGTTGAGCGGCGGCTCGTGTCGTAGCTCTTCTTCAGCAGCGCCGCCTTCGAGAACGGGTTGTTGGGGTCGTAGGCGAGCTTCCCGACCCCGGTCGTCGGGTCGATGTCGGTCTCGGTGAACCCGTAGTCCCCGAGCGTGGATGTCCGTTGCTGCGCGAGCGCACCGAGGGTGGTGTCCCGGCCCTTCTGGTAGCCGCCGACCTGCAGGTCGTAGGCGGGGTCCGGCGGCAGATTCGACACGCTGTACTGCGGGGCCGCGATGGGGGCCACGGGCGGCGGCGTGTAGTTCACGGGGGCGACCGGCCGGGCGGCGGCGGTGGGCCGGGCGCCGCCCCATGGCCCGAACACCTGGGCGGTGGTGGGGCCGCGGTTCAGCTTGCCGGTGCCGGTGACGGGCTGCTGGACGCGTCCGGTGACTTTCGGCTTGGTCGCCATCAGGGGCTCCCGGGCCACACGGTCTGGTTGGGGATCGTCTGCCACGCCGCGGCGTAGTTCGTGGCGGACGTCTTCGCGAGCACCTGCCCAGTGCTGCCGCCGGCGGGCATGAACCGGGTGTCGTTCCCCGGGGCGGCCTGCTGGGCGCCGGTCCCGAGCGTGCGCCGGGAGGCGGTGCCGGCGGCGGCGTCGGAGGCCAATGCGAGCTTGGTCTCGGCGATCGCGGCGGTGGCGGAGATGTCGCCGTCGACGATGACCAGCGCGGCGATCTGGGGGTTGGCGGCGGTGCCGGTCAGGTCCCCCGCGAGCTGGATGCTGCCCTTCGTGGTGGTGGTGGCGTCCGGTGCCCCCGCCCCCGGGTTGCCCTGCGGGCCTTGCGGCCCGGTGGCGCCCTGCGGCCCGGTCGGGCCGGGGACGGTGCTGTCGGCCCCGGGTGGCCCGGTGGGCCCGGTGGGGCCCTGGATGCCCTGGATGCCCTGGGGTCCCGTGCTGCCGGTGGTGCCGGTGGGGCCGGTGGGCCCGGTCGCGCCGGTGAGCCCTGTGGGTCCGGTGGGCCCGGGGACCGTGGAGTCCGCGCCCGCGGGCCCGATCGAGCCCGTCGGGCCGGTGGCCCCCGGGAGTCCCTGCGGCCCGGTCGGTCCCATCGCCCCGACCGAGGTGTGCTGCCAGCCGCCGTCGTAGACGTAGATGCCGTCGTCGACGGTGAGGTACACCATGTCCCCGCTCGCGCCGGTGGGGGGCAGCGAGGACACCATGACGAGCCCGCCGCCGCCCGTACCGCCGGCGCTGTCGCCGCAGCATCCGTTGAGCAGCAGCTGCTCGAAGGCGCGGCGGACGTCGGGGCTCTCGATGCCGCCGAGCTCAAGGGGCGGGTGGGTCACAGGTTCTCCATGGCGGCGTGGTTGTCACGCCGGGCGGCGACGGCGGTCAGGCGTTCGCGTTCCTGCTCGGGGAGCTCGTTGTCGACTTGGTAGCGGGTCCAGGCGTGGTGGTAGTCGGCGTCGAACTGCTCGGGCGGCTCCATGGGGGTCTCGACCGGGACGTCGACCGGGTCCACGACGGGGTCCTCCTGGGGCCGGGCCTCGGCGGCGATGGCGTCGATGGTCTGCGTGTCGCCGGTGGTGAGGGCGTCGTACAGGATGTCTTCCTGCGGGGTGGGTTCGCGTTCGGGCGGGGCGGGTTCTGCGGCGTCCGTGAGCTCGGTCATCGGCTGCTCCTGTGCTCGGGCGCGGTCATTGCTGGGTGCCGACGGCGGTGAAGGTGAAGGCGGTGTCGACCAGTGCCGCCGCAGTCGTATAGAAATTCACGCCGAAACTGCGTTCCGTTGGGGTCGCCAAGGCAGCAATCTGGTTTGTGGTGGTCGACGTGACCGTGGCCGACACGTAGCGGAACCCGGGGGCCAGGGTGACGGTGTACTGCCCCGTGGCGAACTTCACCACCGTGAACCCGTCCCCGGCCGCGATGCTGCCGTCGGCGTTCACGCGTCCGGCGATTACCTCGGGTGCTCGTCTGCGTCTCATGAGGCCACCACCTGGAACAAGTGCCACTTCCCGTCAGCGGGAGGCGGCGTGCCGAGCGGGACTCGCTTTCCGTCGATGTAGACCGTCACGTTCATGGCATCACCTAGGGCGCAACGAGCAGGTCAACGGAATCGCTGCTCTCGATGGTGTCGAGGACGGCGAGCAGGTCGGTGCTCGTGACGGCTTCGACGTGGTCGGTGGCGTCCTTCGGGCTGGGCGCGAGCTGCTGGCTGCCGACGTTCCAGAGGGCGCGGACTTGTTCGCCGGTGAGCGCGACGGAGTGGACGAACGCCCCGTCGAAGGACCCGATCGTCGGCTCCGTGCCGTCCTCCGCAGCCCCCACACGGAAGCGGTTGGCCCCGGCGAGCGTCACGGCCTGCATGATGGTCGAGCCACTGATGAGTTTCCCGTCGAGGTAGAGCTTGCGTTTCACTCCGTCCCCGGCCGCGTTGTCCTCGACGACGACGGTGTGGTGCCACAGCCCGTCGGCGACGAAGGTCGCGTTGACGACGTCGCTGCCGTTGACCGCCCGGATCGTCCCGGTAGTGGAAATGTCGAGTCGGGTATCGGCCGTGCCGGGGGTGGCCCACCCGATGAGTCCCTGAAAAGCGCCGACCGTCGAGGTCTTGAACCAGAGGCCGTAGCTGCGGGCTGCGAGTCCGGACGGCAGCCCGGCGTCGGTGGAAGCGAGTCCGTTGTGGACGGTGTTGGCGAAGGCGTAGCCGCCGTTGCCGACACCGTCCGCGCCCGCGACGACGATCGGGGTGCCGGTGGCGCCGAGCGCGATCCCGCCGGTGCCCTGGTCGGTGAGCGCCCCGGCGGTGAAGTTGTGCAACCGGACCGGTGTGGTCGGGAAGTCCGTGGTCGCCAATGGTCCGCCGCGTCGGCGGCGGCGGACGAGGATGCGCACGTCGCCGGGGGTGACGGTGAGGGTGTGCGTGATCCGGGCGGCGTACAGGTTGCGGATCTGGTCGTCTGAGAGGACGTCGGCGGTGACGAACGCCTCATCGACGCGGCCGTAGAACGGTGCAACCGCAGCCGTCGCACCATCGGCGCCGTAGCCGCCGATGTCCAACGGGGCGGCGGACCCCTGATTCAGCGAGCCGGAAAAGGCGGCCTGTGCCTCAAGCGCGCCGTCGACGTAGAGCCGGTTCCGTGTCCCGTCGTGCGTCGCGACGACGAAATGCCAGCGGTCGTCAGCGATATCGGAAGTGCCAACCGCCCCGGTTGTATTCGTGCCATCGGCGATACTGGTCTGCGCGACGTTGTTGGCCGAGACGTACAGCCCGTAGCAGAGGACCGCGATCGTTCCGGCGGCCCCGACCTTTGTCACGGCCCACTGCGCAACGCCGCGCTTCGCCGTCCGGAACCAGCATCCCCACGAGCCGGTCTTGATCCGGAACGGGTCCGCGCCCCCCGTGTCAGCGATGTAGAGCGCCTGCCCGGTCGACCCGGCGAACACAGCGGCCGTCGTCGCCGCCCCGTTGATCCCGACCCCGAACGGCACCGACCCCTTGTTCGTCAGCGCCCGCCCGTTCCCCGAGGCGTCCGTGAGGTCGGAGAGGTTCCACAGGCCGAGCGGGACGGCGAGGCCCTGGGCGGTGAAGTCGGTGGCGGCGAGCGTGTGGCCGGCCCGGAGCTGCCCGGATACCCCGACCTCCCCGACGGTCACGTTGCCGGCGGCGAAGACGGGGGCTTTGAGTGCGGCGATGGGGTCGAGGACCCCGGAGTTCAGGAACGTCTTGAGGTCCCCGAACGGGCCGCGGATGTCGACCATGGCGGCGGGCTGCCCGCCGATCAGGTTGTCCGGGTTCCCCGACGTGTAGGCGAATGCCACTGGTCGCTCCTATTCGACGGATGCTTCGCGGGTCTCACGGATGTGCCGGGACAGCCGGCTGACCGACCACACCGGCGACAGATCGCTGTTCTCGAACGCGATCGAGAACATCGTGCCGCGCGTGGCGAACCGGACGAGGTCGTCCGCGGGCTGGCGCGAGCCGGGCCACGACCCGCCGAGGCTCGTGGTCCAGTCGTCCCATGTGCCGCCGGTCGGCCACACGCCCCCCACCCCGAGGATGGCCTGGCGGGACCCGCGTTCGACGAGCTCGAAGTCGACGGAGAAGCACACCTGCAGTGCCCCGGTCCCCCACAGCTTCGCCTCGCGCTGGGTGCGCTGGACGCTCGTGCCGTCGTCCGTCCACCCCGACCGCCACCGCGCCACGATCGGGTCCCCCCGGTCGGTCTCGACGCCCAATGGCAGCCGGCCGATGCGGGCCGGGTACGTCTTGGCGGTGGAGTAGGCGGCGTGCAGTTCCTCGATGTCGGCGACCCGGAACGTGCCGAGGGCGCTCGCGGGCAGGTCGTACAGGGTCCACCACTCATAGTTGATGTCGTAGCTCAGGACCCGGTCGTTGACGGTCCGCAGCCCGGTGGGGCACGCGAGGTAGAAGCGTTCCTTGTGCCAGTGCGCCCGCGCCTTGTCCAGGGCGGTGAGGTTGATGGGGTCCGACAGGAAGTAGACGTCGGGGTCCTGCGTCCACATCGGCTTGATGACGTCGGACAGCAGCTTCGGCTCGCCGCCGGTAGTGACGTACACGCCGCGGCTGTTGACGAAGTAGACGCCGTCGCGGCCGGCGACGAGGGTGTGGCGGGTCGCGAGCCCCGCCTGGTTGACGACCTCCCGGTAGTTGAAGACGGGGGTGCCGTCGGTGTTCGTGGACTCCCCCCAGAACACGAAGAACTTCGATTCCTTGAAGATGAACGTGAGCTCGCGCCAGGAGCAGCAGCCCATGATCTGCTCGCCGTCGCCGGGGGTGAGGTCCATGAAGTTGCGGCCGCGCAGGTCGGTGCCGACGACCGCCCCGTCGGTCTCCCAGGTGTGCGGGTCCCCGCGGTTGGACCAGTACACCCGCGACGGCGTGGTGGCGGTGCCGCCGGGCCCGGCGTTCGGGTTGGTCCCGAACGCGGTCGCGACGAGCCGGTTGTTGGCGTTGTTCGCCGCCGTCTGGCCCGGGGCCTGGGCGGTGACGCACACCGCGCCCGCCCGGGGCATCGCGACCCCGGCGGTCCCGTTGACGGTGGCGATGACGGACCCGTCGGCCCAGCTGGCGCCGTCCCAGCGGCGGACGGTGTCGATGCCGTTGGCGACGTACAGGTACTCGTTCAGCGGCGACCCGAACCGCGCGAACACGCAGGCGCTGCCGGCGAGCCCACTGATGGTGGAGACGGGTGTGCCGTCCGGGTTCAGGGCGACCAGCGACCCGTCATCCAGTGCGGCGACGAGATGGCGGAGCCCGGCGGCGGTCTGGAACGAGCTCATGCTGTTGACGCGGGCGGACAGGTCGGAGGCGGTCATGTCGACGAGGCCGTCGCGGGTGCGGACGGCGCCGCGGTCGGTGAACGTGACGTTGAGCAGGTCGATGGCCTCCTTGGAGCCGACCGCGTCGGATTTGTCGCGGAGGTTGATGCCGGAAGAAAAGTCGTTGGTCGCGATCGGCTTGTAGCCGGAGATGAACGCTTGCGCCGGCACTACTCGTCCTCGCTGCCGGCGCGGATGAGGATCGTCTGCGAGTTCATGCGGTTGCGGGTCTCGAAGCGCTCGATCGCGAGCTGCAGGTCCTGGCGGGTCATCTGCGCGAGCTGGGACGCGGCGGCGTAGTTGTCGGTCTCCTTGTAGGCGTGGACCTGCGCGAGGTCCACCCACAGCTGGTGGTAGGCGACCGGGATGCTCGGGGTGTCCGTCACGGCCACGAGCGGCGAGGAGGCGGCCGTGTAGCGGACACGGAACGTGATGTCCCCGACCGGCCACGCGGTGACCGTCGGGACGCCGGTGGACTCGTCGATCCACCAGCCGGTGGGGGCACCGGTCTGGGTGGCGTCGAAGTCGTCGTTGTCGACCATCCCGAACATGAGGTTGCCGGTGTCGTCCTGGACGGTGAGGATGTACCGCAGGTCGGGGATGGCGAGGGGGGCGGGGCCGGTGGCGATGCGTTGCAGCCACGGCCAGTGCCAGGCGTCTTCGAAGTCGTTGAGGCCCCGGTTCAGCATCGAGTCGACGCGGCCGGCGGAGAGGTAGTCGAAGCCCCTGTCGAGCAGTTCCTGCCGAGCCTGGCCCAGGTTCATGTCTTGGCTCCCCGGCGGCCATCCGAGGATTGTGTCCACGGGATGGAGCGGTCCATGCTCACCTGGGCGCGGGTTGCGGACAGCACGATCTCCCGCAGCTTCTCCCGCCGGTTCTCGTTGCGGGTCCGCTCGTCCTTGGCGATCTCGTCCTGCACCGCCCGGTCCTGCTGCTCGAGCGTGTCGCGGACCCGGCGTTCGCGGAGGTTGCCGCGGGCGAGGGCGTCGAAGATACGGCTGTCCGGTTCGGCGTAGCGGTCGTTCTCGTGGACGGTCATGACGCTCATGGGGGCGTCCTGGTTGCGCACCAAGATGTGGTAGAAGCCGGCCCGGAGCGGCACCCCGGGCTCGACCTTGTCGTGGGCGCGGACCATGAACATGTCCGGGCTGATCCGTTGCAGCAGCGTCGTGAACTCGCGGGCGCGGTCGTCCTCGATGGTGACGTTGCGCAGCACCGCGCGCTCGAACTCGCGGCGGCGGTCAAGGTCGACCTGCTTCTGGATGTGGGGGGGTAGGAGAAGGCTCATCTCGGTTCGGGTAGGGCACCGGGGCCCGGGGCGACCGCAGCGCCCCGGGTCCAAATGCCGGCTGGCGACTACGTGAGCGACGTGGCCGCAGCCATCGTGTTGCGGCGACGGGCACCAAGCTGAACGGGGTAGACGACTGCGTCCACGAATGACGTGAAGCCCTGGCGCCACGGCATCCCGCTCTTGCCGTCGCCGTGGCCGGCGATGTCGGATGCCCAGGTGGGCTTGTCGATGTTGCCGACGACCTTGACGAGGTCGGGCTTGTTGATCATGAACCAGTCGCTGTCGAGGATGTCCGGGAACACCCGCAGCCCCATGTTGTTCCACTTCGGCTTGGTGACGTCCCCGGCCTGCATGTTCATCTCGCCGGGGAACTGGACCTTCTGCTGCAGCAGGGCGTAGAAGTTCTGCTGCTGGCGGACGCCCGTCCAGATCTCCATGCCGTCGAGCTCGCCGCCGTTCTGCAGCACGTTGGCCTGCAGTCCGAGCGCCATGTCCAGACTGAACGTGGTGGTGGTGGTGTCGCGGGCCGCCGCCGCCCACCACTCTAGGCCGGCAGTGGCGGGATTGAGGCCACCGAACGCGCCGGTGGTGTTGATGAGCTGGCGCAGCCCGTTGAGCTCCGGGTTGGCGGCGGTCGTCGAGTTCGGGTTGCGGATGTAGACGAAGTGCGTGCCCGAGGTGGACGCGCCGGTCGTGGTCGCCGACAGGGTGATCGTCGGCGCGGTCGGCGACGGGACGTAGCTGACGATCTGGGTGAGGTCGCTGCTGAGGGCGTCGGTGTCGGCGGTGGTGCCGATGTCGACGTACTGGCCGGTCGTAGCCCCCGAGGGCAGCCAGCCGCGCCTGAGCGCCGAGTACCCGTACAGGGCGCCCTCCGCCGCCTTGGCGACGAGCGGAATGGTGGTGCCGGCGGCGGCGGTGCCGACGGCGGCGACGATGCCGTCGCCGTTGGTGACGATCTGCCGGGCGATCTGGTGGCGGGCGTTCTCGACGGCGCCCTGGACCTCGAGGTCCTTGGTGTCGACGACGGCCTGGGCGTCCGTGCCGGTCTGCACCAATGCGCTTGTTTCCAGTTCGATTTGGAACCACGCGTACGGCATCGTGTAGAACGCCTGGTTGACGGGCTGCCCGGTCGCCGGGTTCAGGGCGCCGCCCGCGGCGCCGACCGACGTGAAGGACCCGGCGCGGCCGGCGAGGATCGGCACCTGGACCTGCGAGCCCATCACCTTCCCGGGGACGGTCTCGAGGGCGGACAGCGGACTGTTCTTGTTCTCGAACTGCGCCTGCAGCTCGTTGTCGGTCCAGGCTTGCTTGAGGGCGCCGACGACGGTCAGCGCTGACGTGGACATCTGGGGGTCTCCTTGTTGACGGCCCCCCCGGACCCGGGCCTATTCGTCGCCGGTGTTGTCGTGCAGGAACTGCATCGCACGGTTGCGCCGGGCGTTGTGGCCGGTGCCGGGGTCGGGCACCTCGTTGGCGGATCGCCCGCCGGAGGGCACGTACGGGGCACGCTTGGTCTTCGCCCACGCCTTCTGTCGCTCGACCTCGCGGGCCTGCCATGCCTGTGCGGCGTTCTGCAGGTCCGGCAAGGGGACGGGCTGCCCCCGGCTGTCGACGACGTTCTGGTCGTAGACGGGGGGAAGGGCGTGGATGGCGTGCGCCAGGATCCAGTCCTGGTCTCCCTCGGGCAGGTCGGGCATGGCGCTGAGGCGTTCGTCGATGACGCTTCTTGCGATAGCGCCCCGCTCGGCCTCGTACCGTGATGCCTGGTCCTGCTCGTAGCGCTGTTCCAGCCGTTCCGTGCGCTGGGCGAGCGTCTCGTACGGGTCCTCGTATCCGGCGGGCTCGGGCTCCTCCTCTTGGGGGAGCTCGTAGCCCAGGACTTCTGCGGCCTGCCGGCGAGTGTCCGGGTCGTCCGAGGTGACGAGGAGCTCGTACCACTGCTGCTTCTGCTCGAGCTCCTGCGCCTTGCGAGAGAACTCCGCGCGTTCACTGGCGACGCGGTCGGTCCACGACCGCAGGTCGGTGTAGCGCTTCTCGTACGGATCGTTCGGGTCGCCGTAGGGCGGCTGATCCTGGGTGCCGGGCGCCTCATTGGGGCCGGCAACCGCAGGCGTGTCCCCGTTGAGGGGGGCCTGCTGCTCGCTCATGCGAGTCCTTCCTGCTGTGGGGTGTTCCGGGGCCCTGTAGAGGCTTCTGAGGGCGTGTCCGGACTTGATGTGGGCCGGGACCCCGGGTGGGGTGTATCCGGCCGGAGAAAGCCTTATTTCGCTACTGCTGGGGTTCGGGTCCGGCGGGCGCGGGGCCGGGGCCGTTCGCGTTCGGCGTCGAAGGCAGCGGCGGCGGGCCCTGCGGGGCGGCGGCGTTGCTCATGCCCATCGCCTGCGCCTGGGCCATCTGGGCCTGCGCCTGCTCGGCGGCGTGGCGCTGCTCGAGCTGCTGCAGGCCCTCCCACATCAGCTTCGCGACGGCCTGCGCCTCACGCGGGGAGCGCTCGTAGTCGTCGGACTTCATCCACAGCGCGAGCTGTTCCTTCCACACCGGCACGTTGTCCTGCTCGTCGGGCATCCACGCCGGTACCTCGGTCGGGATCTTCTGCGTCTGGCCGGTCACCGGGTCGGGGAGCCCGTCGACCATCTCGGTGCGGGTGGGCATGTCCATGATCGACCCGTCGCGGATGCGCTGGATGATCCGGTTGACGCGGGCGAGGTCCTCGTCGTAGCTCTGGGTGAGCGTGTCGATCTGGCCGCTCTCCATCGCGCGCATCGCCTGCTGCCCGGACACCCAGCCCATGCTCGCGTAGTACTGCACGCGGCTCGTGACCTGCTGCTTTGACAGGTACTCGAGGCTGCCGGGGCTCACCCTGACGTTCGTCTGGGAGAGGATCTTCGCGCCGGTGAAGTCTTCGATCGACTCCCAGCCCATCCGGCCGCGAATCTGGATGAGCCGGGGCTCGGTGTAGTACCGGGCCACAAGCAAGAGGCAATGCCGCATGACGCGGCTGTGCCATTCGGCGAGGTCCCCGAGGAACGACTGCCACCGGGCGATCGACTGCTCGATCACCGCCGCGGTCGTCCTGGCGGCCACGTTCGGGTCGGCGTGGATGTCCTCGTAGCTCGCGACGTCCTTCATCTGGGCGATCAGCATGTTGAAAATCTGCAACAGGCCGTTGAGGATGCTGCCGTCCGGTGCGCGCTCCCATTCGGGCTTCTCGCCGTTGGGGCCGAGCTTGTAGTACTTGATCGTTCCCGGGACGTCGTCGGGGCGGTCGATGAGGCTGTTGACGGGGGCGAGCATCTGCAGGTTCAGCCCGCGGTTCTTCAGCTCGATGAGCTTGTTGACGCAGTCCTGCAGGCTGCGTTGGAAGTCGATGAGCTGCCACGTCAGGCCGAGGTCGTCGTCGTCGGACGGGTCGTGGGTGTAGACGAGCCGGTGGATGACGGGTTCGTCGAGGACGGTGCCGTCGGTGTCCTTGAGCGGGTAG